ATGAAACTCGTCAAGACGTAACAAATCAGTTAGGTCTTGCTCTTGCTTACGAGTGGGACAAGAGAGCAGCTAGGGTTCTTTATGCAGCAGCAAAGACAACAACTGAGCCGCTTGCTAAGACCATTAACGCTAACCGCACAGGTCATTCAGCGACCTTGTCTGCTGGTTATGCAGCCGCTACTAAGAACGCCAAGGGTGATGAGCTAATTGAAAAGATTAGTTCTATCAAAGTTGAGATGAAGAAAGCTGATGTTCCAACAGAGAACTTAGCTTGTGTTGTTGGCCCTGATGAATACGATTATCTATTGGATTCAACAAGAGCGATCAACACTGATTTCAACAGTGCTGGTGGTGAGAACGGATCATTTAGCTCAGGCCGTGTTCTACGTGTCAAAGGCATAAATGTATATGAATCAAATCACATCACCCAAGCCGCTTATACCAATGGCACTTATGACAAGAACACTGCTTATCAGCAGAACTTGTCTAAGAACAAAGCGATCATCTTCCATAAAGATGCGATTGGATGCCTCACATTAAAGAGTCCATCCTTACAAGTCACACCGGAAGGATCTTCATTCAACGTCATGTATCAAGCCAGCCTTATGGTTGCTCGCATGGCTATTGGTATGAATGTTCTACGCCCAGAGTGTGCTGGTGTTATTGAAATACCTTAACAACTAAAAAACAACAAGCCCCTGTTCCCCATCAGCAGGGGCTTTTTTTCTTTTCTTCAGTTAAACTAAGTCTGCATACGTGCAGTTAGTTATGGGATCAGCCAATCAATCTGTCACGCCGGGCAGAACAACACTATTAGAAGCAGTTAATATTTGCCTCCAAAACATAGGTGAACAACCTGTAAACAGTCTTGAGAATGAGCAGATAGCAGAAGCAGCAATGGCTGAAAGAACCATCCTTGAGTTCTTTAAAGAAGGTCAGACTAGAGGGTGGAGCTGGAACACAGAATATGAATATGAATTTACAAAGAATGCAGATGATCAGTTTGTCGTACCAACCAATCTTGTTTCTTTTTCTCCCGATCAATATGAATGGAATGGACGTTTTATTTTAAGAGGACAGAAGGTTTACGACAAAGACGAAAGAACATATACCATTCCTGATACCGTGACAGAAAAGATTAAAGCTGATGTGATTTGGTTCCTTCCTTGGAATGAATGTCCAGAGGCTTATAACAGATGGACAACAATACGATCAGCGAGAGTATTTAGTGACCGAGTTTTAGCTGATGATTCTATTTTTAAATACACTGCTGTAGATGAACAAGCTGCACTTGTAGAACTGCAAAGAGTTGAATTAGATCAAGCACAAGCCAACTCTTTAACAGGTGGGCAGAACATTAATCCATTCCCTACCTTCTCCCCTGCCTTTGGATTACTAGGAAGAAACAGGAGTTATCTACGTGGCTAATTTAGTAAGTTCAACAATCCCTAATCTTATACAGGGTGCGTCATTACAACCTGACGCTTCAAGAGATCCAAGTCAGGGTGACGAACAGATCAATGGAATGAGTTCTCTTGCCGAGGGCTTAAGGAAAAGAGAAGGTACTGAATGTATTAAGAAGGTTTCAACGTCATCTTTAGGTGATGTGTATATGCACCAGATCTTGCGTGACTCTGGTGAAAAGTATTTAGTTGTTATTGGTAAGACATCAATCAAGGTCTTTGATTTAGATGGCAATGAAAAGACAGTCAATGTTGCTAATAATGCGTTTAACTATCTGTCATCTGTTGTCAGCGCAAAGACAGACATAAGAGCAGCGACAATTGCTGACTACACATTCATTAGCAATACAAAAACAAGCCCAGCATTAAAAAGCGATACAGCACCAGCTACGGCAAGACCTACAACGCATGAAGCATTGATATGGATTAAGGCATCAAATTATGGTCAGACTTTGAAAGTAAACGTCAATGGAACAGAATCCACCGTTACTACACCAGTAGCCCCTGTCATCGTTAGCGGAGGGACTACAACAGAGAATAGGATCAATACAGCAGATCTAGCCGAGGCGGTTAAGACAGGTTTAGGAACTATCTCAGGCGTAACGATTACAAGGAATAAGAGTGTTCTTCACTTTACTTCTAACAGTGCGATAACTATTGCAGCGCAGGACGCTAGAGCGAACGCAGATATAACTTGCATTACTTCAGAAGTACAGGTATTTACAGAGCTTCCAACTGTTGCACCGACTGGTTATCAAATCAAAATCCTTGGTGATCCATCAAATGCTTTTGATAATTACCATGTTGAATTTGTTCCAAGAACAGGAGCCGGAACATTTGGAGAAGGTTCATGGCAAGAGTGTGTTAGCCCCGGAGAGAAATACAAAATAGATAAGGACACCATGCCTCATCTATTGGTCAGGCTTGCTAATGGTCAGTTCTATTTTGGCCCTGCTGATGGAACAACTCAAGGAGGAACAGTTATTCCAACTTGGGGTGAAAGAACTTGTGGTGATACTGATAGCGCACCAAATCCAAGCTTTATTGGATTCCCTATTCAAGACGTATTTATCTATAAGAACAGATTAGGATTCTTAGCTGATGAAAATATTATTTTAAGTCGAGCTAAATCTTTCTTTGACTTCTTTCCAGAGACAGTAACAACATTACTTGATTCTGATCCTATTGATCTTCAAGCAAGTAATACAAAGGTGTCAATCCTTAGATATGCAGTGCCTTATCAGGATGAGTTAATTATATTCTCTGACCAAATTCAGTTTAGATTTAATGCAGCAGAAACAATATTAACTCCATCAACTGCTGTTATTACTGTATTAACTCAATATGAATTAGATATAAATTGTCGGCCTTTACCTGTAGCTGGAACGATTATCTTCGCACAGGCCAATGGAGTCTGGAGTAGTTTTCGAGAGTTCTCTGTTAAAGGTGCAGGTTCAGCTTTAGTTGCTGATGCTTCAGATTTAACAAGTTACGTTAATAGCTATATTCCATCAGATGTTTTTAAATTAACTTCTAACGATACAGGTAATTCTTGGTTTGCTTTATCAAGTAAAACAGGCTTCACAGATCGAATATATGTTTATAAATACTTCTATAGAAATACAGGATCAGGTGCAGAGAGAGCGCAAAGTAGCTGGTCTTATTGGCAGTTAAATGGTGCAGATACAATCTTGCAGGTCTTATGCGTAGAGGAAACTCTTTACTTGCTTGCTCAGTATGGCAATGATGTTTGGCTGGAAAAGATGCCTGTTGCTGACAGGCTTAGTGATGTATCGCCTAGTCCATATCCTTTCCTATTAGATAGAAAGGTTTCTACTACAACTGATACTCCAGCAGCGATCCGAGTCGCAGCCGGAACATATAACAATGCAACCAAGCAAACGACTTGGACATTGCCCTATACCATCGTTAAGGAAACTCAGGCATGGTCAGGGTTTAACACAACAACAGACGGTGCTGTTTATTTAGGAACTGCTAGTAGTGGAACTTCAATAACAGCAGAAGGTAACTGGTCTACAACACCGATTTATTTTGGAGAGGTATTTGATTTTGCTTATCGGTTTACTAAGTTCAAACTATATAAAGAGATTGGTGGAGGAAAAGCACCGGGCAACGTAGAGAGAACACAAGTAAGACATGCGAAGTTAAGGTATCACCAAACTAATTATTTCGAGATACACGTTAAAGCAGAGAGAAGAGATACGGCTGTATATAAGTTTGATGGAACGATATTAAGAGTAAGAGATTCAGTTTTAGGTAATGTCCTGCCTGCTACTGGTTATGACAGAGATAATGATCGCTTCTTTGAGGGAGTCTTCCGAATACCGATTAACTCAAAAGGTGAAAACTGTGTAGTCGAGATTCATAACAAAACAATTCACCCTTGTAAGTTCTCTACTTGTGAATGGGTGGGCTTAATTACATCACAAGCGAGGTCAATGCAATGAGATGTATTGATCCAACATTTGCACATGTGGAGCATATAGCGGATAATTTAAGGGAACAAGATAGGTTGGAAGTGTTTTACAGTCATAGCCTGACAGGATGGGAAGCAGTAATTAACAGTTGGAAATATAGTGAAACGAGGCATTTGCTAGAGGGAGATGATGGTATCCCCTGTGCAGTTTGCGGGGTAAATGAAGGACATATATGGCTTCTTGGAACTGACTCATTAACAGCTACTAATAGCCATCGAAGACAATTAATAAGATTCGGGGAAGCATGGATAGAACAACTCTTAGCAGGTGGAGAACAAATGCTGCATAATTGGGCTTTAAGTTCTAATACTAAAAACATTAGATTCTTAAAACACTTAGGTTTTGAAATAGATCCACCTAAACCAATGGGTAAATCTTGCCAGCTATTTAATCATTTCTGGAGGAAAGCATAATGGTTGCACCAGCAGCATTAGCAGGCGCACAAATAGCTCTTGGCGTTGCTCAATCCATAGCAGGATATAACGCACAGAAGCAAGACTATTTAAACCAAACTGCTTTACAAGATGCCAACAACGAATTTGCTAGTTGGCAAGCTGGTTTTAACGCAAAGATAAATGATGCAAATAAACAATATAACTATTGGAAAGAGACTGTTAATCACAACAACCAACTTTCCTATACCAATGCCTTAAGGAATGTTGAGATTACAAAATCAATACGACAAGCAGAAGTTGTAGCGCAAACCAGAGCAGCAGCAGGAGCTAGTTATATCAGTGATAGTGAAGCTATTAGCCAGCAATTCCAAGAAGTAGCAATGAGGGAGGCTGTTGCTACTAAGCAATATAGATGGAGATCTCTTCAAGCAAGAGCATCAGTACAAGCAATGGGAAGAGAAGGCAGATCAGTTGATCGAATTGTGAATGATTACGCAAGACAACAGGGAGATTATGAGGCTCTACAACAAATTAATGAGGGCTTAAGAAGTAGGCAATATACAAGAACACAAGCTGCACAAGTCGCTCAATACATCAGCAGATGGAATAGCCAACAGTTCTATGAAGAGCAACCTTATATAGATCCAATTGCACCGTTCGCACCGTTACCTACTTTGATTACTCCTAGTGGGCCAACGATGAGAGGAGGTGGGCCATCAAAAGGTGCAGCAATGCTCAATGTTGCTAGTGCTGTTGTTGGTGGTGTTGGCACCTATGCCGACATGAAGAACAAAGCAGCCACCTTAAAAGCCCTACAAAACTAATAGACGATGGCTACCACTAACAAGAATTTACCTCCCAATGAGATCACTCCTGTTGCAAAGCCATTAGGAGCATTTATTCAGCCGGGGCAACAACAAACAGCAGGCGCAGCTAAACCTTCTCTGTTAGCAGAAGTTCCAAAGATTACAACTCTACAAAGAGCAAGCGGAGGAAGTGTTCAAGGATTCAATAAATTCGAGCAGTTATCAAACGCATTAGGGCCATTCACCCAGAACCTAGTCAAGACAGGAACAGCCGTATATGAAAATTATGCACGAACAAATATGCAAGAGGGTTTTACAAATGCCCCTGAATATTTAGCTGCAAAGAATCAATTAGCGAAAGCAAAACTAAGTCTGCAAGAACAGCAAGAAAAAGGTGCTGCTGCTTCAGTCACAGCAATTGATGTATTAAGGAAAACAGATGCTAAAGCTGCTGCATTACTAGAAATAACGAACCCTTGGTATTTAGTAGGACGCAGGAAAAATCTATCTCAAATGTTGGCAAGTGAAATAGATAATCAATTTGATAATTATGTTAATAATAACCAATTAGAGCTATCAACATTAAAAACTGATGACCCTAAGATTGCTCAGATACAGCATGAAATAGTTACAGGCTTACAGGATAAATATGGATTAACAGGTGACGAACCCGAATATTTAAGATATGTAGTTTCTGCTGAATCGAAAGCCAGAGATGGGTTTAGAGAAGACCATGAAAAGTTATATAATGAAGCCGTTGGTATAAGTACAGTAAATACATCAGTTGTAGCAGTTCAGAAACAACTCAATGATGTACTAAAGAATGGATTACAGATAATAAATATAGAGGGAGAAGAAGAACTAATCAAATCAGATGATCTTAGATTTTCATATTTAGCAGGGCAACATATAACGGCTGTATTAGATGATAATTTAAAACTTTTAGGTGGAAAGAAAAGGCAAGAAGCTTTAAAGAAAATCTATGAACAAGTCGCACCAGTTTATTCAGATGATGAATTAGCTTTTGACGCTATTAAACAAATAAGAAGCGGCAGTCAATTTGATGAATATGAAAAAAGGCCATATCTATTTCAAACAAT